CTCCACACGCATAGGTCGTATCACCTCCATTGCCCGGAGCTGGTGCAATGGAATAGTCCAGAGACTCCAAAACCAGACGGATCAAGGTTTACCCCATCTGCATAGATCACATCACCCTCTCTGGGCCGTTCTGGATAGGCGTACAGAACCTCATTTCTGTTTTTACTCAGATTGTCCATTGTGTAGGAGATCTTCTTTAACTCCATGTACAAATATTGCCCAAGTGCATCTGGATCACGCGGGGGCGGGCTGGGAACGTAGCGAACAATAGACCGTTGGGTTTTATCTTCGTTCATCGTCATTAGTAGCTCTGCCCTCCCCTTATACCTTTGTTAATTACGTCCAGTTGTAAACCGTGGAGTTTCCAGTCAACGTCTGTTGTGCTTTCGATCTTCACACCGATATACCGACCCGTTGCTCTACAGGGTACTTTCCCTTGCGAATTCGGCTCGAATGTAATTGCAGACCCCCAGGAGATTGTGTCATCCGCGTCCATCACTGCGGCTACATAAAAGTTGACAGTGTTAGAACCGGAGACTGTCATTTTTGGGTAAATTGCCCGGAGTTGTTTAACAGCGTGAGTATCATTTATCCCTTCCCCATTCATAGACCACCCCTCTCTGGAGACAAAAGAGGTCATATTCGTGCCGTCCTTTGTATTCCCGTAATTGTCGCGGAATATCTTTGCATTACCCGGATCTACGAAAACAACATTTAACAGGTTGGAGTCGTAGTCGGAAGCTATAGCCTTTACCCCGTATGTCGCATGGGAGATAGCTGGGAGGTCGCGTAACGTGAAAGTGTTGGTATCCCAATTCCAGATAATTGCTTTATCACAATATGTGGCTGAAGTAGTCGGGAAACAGGCCAGCATTTCCTTTCGGGTGTAATCAGGAACCACAACGCACCTGTTGTAGTTAGTACCGGAAAGATTGTCTGTGAGATACCTTCTTAGCCGGTTGGGGAGTAAAGGGGTAATGGTTCTACCGTCTGTACTATAGAGGTCGGAGTTGCCCATAAAGAACGCGCCAGCCTCATATTCAGCGGCACAATTTTTGGCAAGACAGCCGATAGTGCTGCTGATAATATCGAAAGAGAAGATAAACGGTGTACCAACGTAGGACATGAGGTAACAGCTATCGTCCTTGAGGATTAAGAAGTTATCCCCTACCGGAATGCCATCTATTACTCGTCCGGGGGATGACGCTAATTCATACTCACCTGTACTTTTCGTGCCGTCAGATTCATCCCAAGAGGTCGGGGTTGCCTGAGTTGCCGCCTCATGGCTCCACTTCACAAGCCGGGAGTAATTTACGGAGGATTTGGTAACGTCCAGAGCTATCAGGAAGGTTTTAAATGACCGCATAACCTCACACTCTGTAGAGGCGGGCCAATTAGAGAGATCCTGTAGTCTGGTAGAGGCAGAAGCAGCGCCGGAAGTTAAAGGCCACTCTTGCGGGTCATCTACCCCGTTGTCCAAGATAAGAACACCACCTACTACACAGGCCGTCCATGACTTAGCAGCAGTGGCGGAGTAATCTACGTCACTCCCGGCTGTTTGCCTTGTTATGTTCGACCAGGAGGAACCGTCATGTGCGTAAACTTTGGTTAATCCGGCGGCTATCCAGAAATAGTTAGATCCACTTTCCAGAGGGGCAACAAAGTAAGCGGTAACAGGACAAGAGGAGATAATTTCCTGATATCCGTCTACCTTCTTAATTGCGTTGTCTAATGTTCTAACATTGTTTCCGTCTGACCAGGCATTTTGGGGGAGTTGGTAAGACGGGATATCCTTGACTATTCCAAGTTCGCCAAGGTTCTCGACGTTAATCAGAGCCAAATTAGTAACCCAACATAATCAGCGGTGTCTGGTTTAAGAGAATTGCGATTGGTAGGCACATTACTTCGGGTACTTAGTTTTAACAGCCTGACGCAATCCTTCAAGCGTTGTAACTGATGCCATGCGTTCCTCATCGGCTGGTTTGTTTCCTACATAACTCATTACGACCACCCAAGGCTGATAGCCTGTATTCGTGTTTCTTTAGCCGCGCTTTGGTTGTGCGTCGTGATCTTGTAGCGCATGGACGTACCTGAAGGTTGACCAGAGATGTCGAGGTTGTGAGCGGTTAGAATTATGTGGCCACCTGTATCGCCTTCGTCTGCTAGCGTGAACTGGGTGTAGGTTGTTCCGTCATCGCGGCTGACCCAGCCCTTAATGTCTGTGTTAACCGTTGCTGTACCCGCACCGTTGGAGTAGGTCATTACGATGTCGCCTTTTGTTGGTACGGCTTCTGCGGTTGTTGCGTTTGAGATTAGGGTTAGATTTCCGGTTACATTGGCTTCCTTTACAATAACTACACCCGATCCTCCTGCTGCGCCATTCACACCACCACCACCACCACCGCCGCCACCGCCAGTGTTAGCGGTTCCAGCGCTAGGGGTGTAATCACCACCGGCTCCACCACCACCATTACCACCGGCTCCCGGGTCTGCATAAGCGGATGATCCACCGCCACCACCGGCAAAGTAACCAGATACCCCATAAGAAGTAAATGAAGAAAATAATTGACCAACACCACCATCGCCACCCGATGCATTCGGATTCGTCCCTGTTGCGTTAGCGCCAGCACCACCAGCACCGCCTCCACCTGCCCCGGCGCTGGTGGAACTGGTATTACCACCAGCGTTTCCGTAATTGCCGCCAGAGCCGCCAGAGTTAGAAGATGAATAGACTGGCGCGCCACCTCCACCAGATCCATCAGTAGTGGAGCTGCCATTGCCTGAACTTCTAGATGCGCCGCCACCACCACCAGTTACGGTGGTTGTATTAAACACAGAACTTCCACCATTTGCTCCGCGACTAGAGTCTGAGGTTGATCCAGCGCCACCGGTTCCTATAGTGACAGTGTAAGATGAACTCGCTGTTAATGATTCCGTAATTTCTCTTGCACCACCCGCACCGCCACCACCGGATATGTCCACACCGCCTCCCCCACCAGCACCGACTATAAGAATAGTTGCAGTTCCTGTACTGGTAGCCGTGTGGCTTCCGTCTACCGTGTGTTGAGTTATGGTTCCAGCAACAGAGCCTCTGTAATATTTGCCAGTCGAATCCCTATCCTCATTTGTAGAGGCACTAGCATCAACACCAGAGGCATCTTGGAAGTCATCTATCGTCTGGTCTACCAAATCGTACTTAGACAGCGACCCATTGGCCGCTACTTTGAATCCAAGGATTGCGATGTCATCTTTTGAGGAAGTATCTGTCACACCAGTTAGGTTGCTTCCATCTCCGTAATAAGGCATTACTCAAACCTCCTGCAAATTAAATTTATACTTCTTGCCATTTTTTCTATTTAACAAAAAAAGATCATCAGAACCTTCCTGTATTGTCCAACTACCTACTGACCCATCTACATCATTTCCAACATGGCCTGTATTGTCTAGGTGTAAGTCTGCGGAGTACACATTAGCCCAAGTCGTGCCAGATGCTCCCAAGTCCCTTGTGCCGTCTGCTTCTGGCAATATATTGCCTGTAACCGTAAGAACAGAGGCGCTGTAAGTTAGACCAGATTCACCGTTTAATGTATCGGCTGTATCAGATCCAGTAATAACTCTGTTATCTGCATTGGTATTGATTGTGGTACTGCCCGACTCAGCCCAAACTGGATTCGCTCCAGTACCCTGCGTCTTGAGGAAGTAACCAGAGGTGCCAAACCCTAACCTTGCGGGTGCGCCTGATGCGCCGTAATAGAGAATGTCACCTTGTGTGCCATCTTCCAGTTTGGCGAGAGTTACAGCATTGTCGGCTAACCCTGCCGATGCATCTACATACGCTTTAATTGATTGCTGAGTAGAAAGGTTTGATGCACTGTCTGATGACATATCATCTTCGTCTGCAATGCCCTTACCATCAAGCAGATTGAGTTCAGCAGCAGAAGATGTAACTAAAGTACCACCAAGTTTCAGGCCATTCGTGCCATCATGGGAAGCAACGTCAAAGTCGATTGCCCCATCTGCAATGGTTACATCCTGATCTTCATTGATGGATATTGCAGGAGTTGTGCCGACAGTAGAACCCAGCCCTATGACCAGATCATCAGCGGAGTCATCAAGACCAACATAGAAGTCTTGAGCGTTACCGTCAAAAACAACCGCAGTGTCTTCTGCACCGCCATCACCTATGATTACCCTGCCATCATTACCAAGTTTCATTCTGGTGTGTAAACCATCGCCAGCTTGAAATATCATACTTGCTGAAGCACCGCCGGGAGCAGCAATGTAACAACCACCGTCACGGCTGAACTCTAGTCTGGCACCCCCAACATAAGACATATTCCCGTCAGCACCTGAAAATTTAGTAATGGTGGCATCAGCAGTATTATTGAAAACTTCAAAAGTTTGAGAAGGGGAATCAGTACCTATACCCACTCTATTGTTCCCACCATCGACAAACAGCATATGCGTCTTGCCGTCTGATTCCACACGAAAGTCTTTATCTGCGCCACTGTCGTTAAATACGACAGCATCGTCTAAACTTATCTTGCTAACATCAATGGCTGCATCAGATGCTACATCTGCATTGGCAATCGTACCATCCAGAATCATAGTGGTGGTTACGGTATCTGTGCCACCGCTTTGGGTTACTAAAAAATTGCTTAACATTATGGATTCCCTGCCGTTGTCATAATTCTGAGTGCAGAGCCGGAGAATCTGTCTCTAGCGTCTGCGTTTTGTAATCTGTCCAGCGCCTCTGTATAGAACCTTGCCCACGTTGCTGCATCTTCCGGGCTTCCGAGAAAAGGCGCGGCCTCCAACAGACAGGCGTATAAATAAAGGTTGGGCCTGTTCAGAATTATCCAGTTCGTTGTTGCACTGCCACTGAGAGGAGTGAACTCCTTGTAGTAAGTAATCTCCAGAGTGTCTGCTGAGTCAGGAGAAGGCCCGAGGAGATAGTTATCTCCCAGAATGGTGTAGGTTCTTGGCCTACCTGTTTTACTCCCCGCCCAGATTCTATCCATCATTTCCGGCGTTATATATTCCAACGCGGTAATGGGATCTGTGTTTATCTGGAAGTTGCGCCCCTGTAAGTAGCCTGTGGGGAGAGAATAACTGCGAGTGCCAGCCGTAAGGGTCTGGGTTGCAGTTGTTTCCATAGCGCGGATTCGTATATCGTCTGCGAACCTTGCCTCTGCCAGTTCTATAAACTCGTCCAGCCTGGAAGTCAGGTCTGACCTATCCAGATAGTTTGCTAGAGCGGTCTTGAGATTGGCGTAGGAATTTATACTCACAGATGGACGAGTCGCATGGTAACGTCAGCTGAACCGACTCTCTGTGCATGAAGGTACACAGCCGGGTTAGTCACTGACATATTCCGGGGTACGTTTACAAACGAAAGCCCCGCAGCTAGTTTGAGGTCGTTGGCAGTGCTTACAGCAGCCGAGGCCGCAGTGGAGAAATTTAGATAAATCTCCGCGTCCGTGTGGATACCGAGAATCTTTGCACCGGATACATCTGTAGCCGAGGCAGAAGAGCCTACCGTAACCGCACTTTGCACATCCCATTTGTTGTATGCACCAGAATCATCGCGTCTTAACATAATTAGAGCCTTACAGGGGTTGTTTTGAAGTAACGAAACTCAGGGTCGTTGAGTTTCTTGAAAATAAGTTTGGGATTACGGGCAACCTCAGGGTCTTCCCTTATCCACTGTTGAAGTACAGTCTCAGGGAGAGAGGCAACTTTGTGTAATCCATCAAAGTTCATCTTGCCGGGAGTTCTCGCATCACCGTGGTCGTTATACTGGCGTTTGTTTGCTTCCAGAATAGGGCCGACATCCTGGTAGGTTTCGATAGTGACCGTTCCGTCAGGTTCGTCTATCCAATCCGTACTTAGTCCGAGTATTCTTTCCAGAGGTTTTCTATCCATTAGTCCAATACCTCTTTTTACCGCCTATATCGGAAGAGCCAGGTTTTGCCCACATTTCACGCTCTTTGCGTTCTTTTTCGGCCTTATCAAATTCCTTTTCAAGAATCTTAAATACGTCTTTCTTTCGTTTCTTTGCCATAGATAAAGCCCTTACGGGCGTAAAAAAAGCCCCCGGAGGGGCATAAAAAAAGCCCCCGGAGGGGCAGTAAGAAAAGGGGGGCTTACGCCCCCCTCCTTCCTATTAGGAAGTGGTGAGGTCGGCCAGATAGCCGGAGGCTTTCTGGTTTTTCGACTTCAACCCATACTCAACAAGGATATGCTTTTTCTGGCTATCGCCTGTCTTTGCAAGGTCTTCCGTTTTGAAATCACGCAGATAGCTGACGCTCCAGAAATCGAAATCAAGGAACCAGCAATCACCCGCACCGCTAAAGCGGTTTGGAATAATTTTCATGGTTCCAAAATCCGAAACATAGATATCAACAGAAGCTACAACGTGCGCCGGGGCTACCTTATCGGCAGAAGTACGCAACGATGAAACCGACTGAGTGAGATCGGAAATGGCCTGTTTGTTAAAAGCACCGACCATGATGGTGTCAGGCTCACCACCGTTGTCGAAACACTCGCGGATAACGGTTTTTATACCGGCTTCCGTAATCGCACCAGCACTACCAGCAGCGGTAGCGGTATTCGTACCAGTACCAGCACTTGCAGTACCAGCCGAGGAAGTACCCAGGGAGTGATAGTTAGAGGCAACCCACGATGGGAGGCCAGCCGTTACACGAGCAGAACTGGAAGAACCAGCACTTTTCGCCACATTGGACGTAAGCATTTTTTCCATGTCTCGCTTTAGGGTCTGCGAGGCGCGGGCCAAATGATAGCTCATTTCTGACTTAGCCTTTCCAGCAAAATCGACCTGTTCAGACGTACCACTTATTTGAACAGTTTCTTTTGAGATTTGCTGGTAGTTGGTTAAGCGGGTGGTTTCAACGATAGCTGCTGCTGCCGAATCGTCACCTTCCGTATGGCGGTTTGTAGCCGCCGCTGCGAGGGTATCAGTCTGCCATTCAAACAGAACATTGTCAGCAGATTCGCGACCACATCCTGTCAGAAATGGAGTTGAAGTGGGGCTGATATCATGGATGATATTAGCCAAGTCCTCGCGTACCCCGATGGCACTGTGTACCTGTCGGGTATTTGAAGGAACAGCCATTTACTTCTCCTATAAAAATTCCTCAAACAACTTAGCCGCATCTCTAACGTGGCCTGTTTGTCTGAGTTGGTTACGTTTAGTTTTGAGTTCATCCCTTTTTGCTCTGGATTCCCCTTTTCCCGCACGAATGACCTTCGGTTTCCCTTTCAGCTTTTTGGCTTTGGGGTTTGCGTTCTGCATCTGGTCGTACAGCATGGCCTTGCGTAAAACCAGAAATGAACGGTGGTCAACAAGAGAGTCGATTTCAGCTTCAGCGTAACCAACGCCTTGTGCGTAGGATCTGAGTTCAGTTGCCAGTTGCCTCTGGGATTCTTGTTTACCCCATTCCGGTAACGCAGCGATGAGTTTTGATTTCTCATCCTCGACTACCTTGGCCCACTTATGCTGATTCTCAGCCGCAGTTTGGTGTTGTGCTAATTTAGCTTTGTCTTGGAGTTCCACGGCCTTTTCTTTGGCCTCCTGGTACTCCTGTCTCTTGGTAACGTACTCAAGGGGGTCTTCCACTCTCAAGCTATCCCAATCAATATCAAACTTCTTGATGTCTTGACTTTCGGCTAGTGTCTGCAAGTGTTGGACGTACTGTTGTCTTTCGTTCTGAATCTGTTGGAGTTGGGAGTTGTACTGCTCAGTTAAACCCTCCACCTCCTTTCGTTGTTCAGCGATAGACTGCGTTTTTTGGGTGTAGTCGCTTTGGCGTAAATAGCCTTTCCTGAGTTCGTCTGCGGTTAATTCCTGTCCATCAACTTCAAATAGGAATTCCGTTTCCTCCTCTTCGGCTT